CCCCCGCCGCCGCCGCTGCTGGAACCGCTTGGGCTACTCATGTTCATTGCTGCCGATGCGATGGCAATCCCGGTTTGGATTGCGCCATATGCTGCTATACGTGCCGCCGCTGGAGGCCCTGCGATTGGACCAAGTTCAGCAAGCGCCCTGACCGATGCTGCGGCAGTATTGGCTTGTATTTCCGCAACCCGCTGGGCTGCGTTTACAGCTACCGCAGCCTTTGCTAGTATTTTATTTTTTTGCCCGAACATCTGCATTAAACCCAATACTGACCCAATTGTGTTTTTTCGCATTTCGATTTCGACCTTGCTGGCGTCACCTTGCAACTCTGCAATTTTCTCTAGATGCTCGGCCTCAAGGCGTAGCTTTTGTTCGTCATATTCCGCGCGCGTAATCAACTCCGCGTCAAGAGCCTCCCGCAATGTTTCATCGCCCGCCTCATACCATTCCTGCACAGTCTCGGCTTCGGTCATCATGCCCTGCGTCAATGCTTTGAGGCGCGCCTGCATATCGTTTGTGACCGCGCCTGCGCTGCCTACGCCGCCGCCGCCTGTGACTACCGTTGGTAGACCATCAATAGTTATCGTTTCTGGCAGTGGGTTTGTAACCGTTGAGAAGTCAGAGCCAGTTACCGCGTTGGCCGCTACCTTACGGTCACGTATGGCTTGTTCCAGTGCTTTTTCAGCTTGGATCATATCTCGCATTTTAGATGCTTCGATTGCGGATAGCCGCGCTTCGGCCTCCATCGTCAACATCCCGCCCATGCCCTCAACGTTAGACCGGACGGTCGCCACTTGTGCCTTTGCCTTGGCAATTTCAGCCTTGGCCGCTTCATATGCGGATGCAGCGAGCTTATGATTGTCTTTGGCGAGATCAATGGCAGCTTTGCCCGCAGATGGCGCTGCTGTTGTGTAGAACACTCCAAGAGCCGCATTAAGTGCCGTTGTCCCTGCTGCTGCATTGTAGGTTCCAACCGAGGAATCATCCGCCGCCCCGCGCCACTTCGATAGCGCAATTAGCGCCACGCCCAAAAGTGCTGCAACAATGGTGATTGGCCCACCCAAAGCTGCCATCGCGATAGCAAGTCCACCCGTCACAATGGTCACGGCCTCAACGTTCTGCGAAAGAAAAACCATGCCTTCCGCCAACCCAGCCGCAGCGCCCGCAATCATGGAAAGGCCAGACGCCGCAGCGCCCATAAAGTCCTCTGACAATATGACCTCTGCAAGCTGGCCGAACGCGGCGACAACGCGCTGAATCGCCTCCTGCGTAGCCTCTGACCTAGCAATAGCGTTGAACCGGTCTGCCATCACCTGAAGCACGGGCGCAACCTCCGCCGCTAGCATTTGCGACAGGCCCTGAAAAACCAATGACATGCGCGCGATTGCGTCGTTTGCGCTTTCAATGCCCGCCGTTTGCGCATCGGTTAATTCAAGCCCGAACGCCGTGACCTCCTCGCGCGCAGAGCGAATAGCGTCCCCGCCTTGGATCATCAGGAGCGCCATGTTCCGCGACCGCACGCCAAGGTCCCGCAGGATGTCGGACGCTTGTGACGAAGACAGCCCCAACTCCTTAACGCGGTCAGCGATTGCCGCCATCCGGTCGTCTGTATCAAGCGCGCTTAGAGCCGCCGCAGACATGCCCAGCTTTTCAAGCGCCTTAGCCGCTGGTGAACCCGCCTCATTCGCGCTGGCCAGCTCGCGGTTAAGCGTCTGCATTGAGGTGTTAGCCTCGCCTACAGATACACCAGCATAGCCAGCCGCGATCTGAACAGCAGTAAGCGCGTTTACGGTGCCGTCCATCGACCGCGCAAGCTTTACGTTGGTGTCTACGTTGCGCAGGCCTGCAGCGGTCATTGCTGCCAGTCCGCCAACAACAGCAACAGCCGCCACCCCCGCAGCAACGCCTAGCTTTTTAAGGCCAGCGCCCGCTTTGCCCAGCGCGCTATCTAGCCCGCTAGAATCGCCGTTGATCTTAACTAGGAGTGGGGGCAGTGCCATGCTTTTTTGCTTCCATCTCGGCGCGTAGGGCTGCGCTGTCTGCCTTTATCGCGTCCAGTTCGTGTTCGCTCATTCCGCCCGCGTAGTCTGTTTTTTGGTGCGGGCGCTTCCACTCAAACTCGTGCAAGATTTCTGAAATGGTCATCCCCCATATATCACCCGGCGATATATCCCACCCACGGCAGATGCAGTAAAGCGTATTCAGGTCGTGGTCTTCCGGTTCGCCTTGCGCTTCTTGTTCGAGGGCAGCGCCTTTTGGCCCTCTGGCTTTTTTCCAAAGTCCACACTCGGCAGCACGGATGAAATATAAGCCTTTTGAAAGCTGAGTATTTCTGCTATATCGCCACCAGACAAAAAGCCGTAGCTGTCCTCCTCAGTGCATTGCCCACCAGATGCGCGGACTATTTCACAATGCGCCGTTGCCAAGTCCTCAAGATCAACGCCGCCGTGTACGCATTTGTTTGCCAGCGCCACGTTATTAATCCCATGGCGCATGATACGTTTTAGCAATGCCACCGAGGGAACAAACGTAATGATTGCCCCCTGATACTCAAATGACTGTTCCCTAAAAATGCTCATTTACACGGGCGCCTTAGTAATGACGCCGACAGATTGCAGCGTGCCGGAAAATGTTGTCTCGCCGTTGTATGGCGCGCCGATTTGAAAGCCTGACTGGAATTGGAAGTCACCATCCAGGGTGAACAGCCCGCCAATGGTGATTGTCATTGTTTCCTGCGTTCCTGTGAACGCCATGTCGGAAAGCGTGGTGGCCTTCAAAACACCGTCGAGCGCAATCGTAACCATCTGGCTGTTGAAAGTGGCGTCCAGCGTGGTCATCCACCCGCTGTCACCATCAGCCGTTACGTCTACCAATTCGCCCGCGAAAGATACCGTTTTTGTGCGCAACTCGTCTGCAAGGCTTGTCGCCCCGATTGCAATGAGTACAGCGCGACCGTTTGAAGCTGGCATGGGTTAGATCCTTTTAGGGTTAAGCTTTGCAAACTCATATCACGGTTTTGCAAAGTTGCAAAGTGCTATGCTACTTCGTCAAGGGTCACGCGGTATAGCGAAACAAAACGCCGCGTGTTTCCATCATCAGACCAGCCAAGTGACATAGTTTCAAACTCCGTGTCCACCCACACGATGCCCGTTCCGGTCAGGCCGTACCACTCCAGCGCGTCCCGAACTTGCGATGATAGCGCCGCAATAGCCTGTTCGCTGGATTGGCCCGCTGTGGATCTCGCGTATCCGTCAATCTGCACCACGAATTGCGAACCGCGCGTGCCGGACGTGTTGAACGGCGATTCCGTAGCCTGAACAATCACGACATAAGGAAACGGCGTGTTGATTTCGCCCTCTGAATTTTGCGGGGCTTTTGGCGACCACACATCAGCCGTTAGCTGCGCATCAAGCCGCGTGTATAGCGCTTGCCGCAGGTTGCCCCATGTTGGTGCCGTCATCTGAGCGATCCCCTTAATGCCCTTTCCAGTCTGGCAATATATTTTGGCGTGATCTTTTCAATCGCTGGGACCCATGCGGGGCGAGGATCAATACGCCCACTTCCAAATTCAAGGACAGCCGCATAGACCAAATCACTGCCAACCGTTGCAGACATAGGGCCGGTCTTGTCGAATATAACGCTGCCAGCAAGCCGACCTGTGTCTGACGCTGGTGCCTCTTTCGCTTCGCCGCTGGACGCTTGATGCTCAACCCCGCCGCGAACGTATATGCGCCCCGTTGCTGGCCCGTCCTGAATGCGCTTCACAATGTCGCCGCGCAATTCCATAGCCGTGCCTATCACCGCAACACCTACCGCCTCTTGCGCCTCTGCGCTGGCCCTGCGCAACGCGGCCTGAAGCTCTGCCATGCCTTCAATCTTTAGCTCTAGGCTCATACCGCCACCCCAAAAATACAAAAGACTGTTGACCTGTCGGGCTTGCAATGCAAGTATGTTTCAGGATCAATTTTTATGGAAATATTATGGCCCGGATTGACGGACAGACTGCGCAACGCAACATCAGAATAATGACCGCCAGAGTTGAGGGGAAAACTCTTGATTACATTGCTCAAGCCAATGGGATAACCCGCGAACGTGTGCGCCAGATACTTCGCCGCCAGATTGATTACTTGCAAGAAACGCCTGCACGGGCGCAAGAGGATGAACGGCTTCGCAAAATTGCCGCGCTTTACAAGACGCAAAAGCAACCGAAAACATGCCAAGACAGTGAAGCCATAGAACTTGCAGTTAGCATTCGCGCTCAGAATGTGTTGAAACACGGCCTTGCTGGCGTGACTATTAAGGGGCTTGCAAGTTACCCTGACAGCTTTTTTCTTAGCATACCCAGCTGCGGTCGCAAAGTTCTGAAAGAAATACGCGATGCCGCAAGTGATATTACTTTGGGCCATTAGGTTGCCACTCCAACTTCCGCGCTGATTTCAAGCCACTTATCGTCAAAATCCACGTTGTTGATAAACCGCACCTGATACGCGCGCCCACGCACAACGGCACGGTCAACCTCAGTTAGGTCTGCGAAGTATCGCACCACAACCTTATGCGTAGATGTTGCCTCTGTGCGCTGAGACTGGAAGCGCTCCCCACCAGACATAGGCTTAACCATCGCCCGCGTAGGTGCTCCAGTGATAGCGGCCCATGCCTCAGCAAAGCCGCCTGCGCCGTCTGGGGTGCGCGTCAGGCGTTGAAATGTGACAGGCTCCCGAAGCATACGCGCGTTGTATTTGGAACAACAGCCTACCACGCCAGTTCATCCATGCGCCGATAGGGTGCCAGCATATGCCGCGCTTCATTGGTCATGCCAGAACAGCCGTCATAAAGCTGCGTGACGTACATGCGGATAGCCTCAAGGATCGGCGCGGGAATACTGCCCGATCCGTAGCCCGCAACATAGGTGATCTGCACCGCGTCTTGCGCGCGCATGTCAGTGGGGAACGTCACGCCTTCGTTGAGGTAGATCCGCCCGCTTTGCAGGTCAACCCGATAGCCTGCGCTGTCAAACGTCCGTGAATTATTGCCCCGGTCAAACGTCACCACGCTTGTGACAGATTGCAGCGGCGGGAATGCTACGTCAAACGTATCACCGCCGCCCAGAATATAGGGCCGCGATCCGGTGTGAACTCCAGGCCCCAACGCCAGCAGCCTATCGTCACCGCCGCCCTGCACAAAGCCATCAGCTTTGAATACAAACGTCTCGGTCAAGATCGCCGTGCGGGTATATTGCTTTACCGCCTCAGTCGCGCTTGTGACATAGGCCGCTATGATGTCGTTGTCGCCATCGCCATCAACGCGCAAAAACGACTTCATCAGCGCCGCGCTAATTGCAGGGCTGTCATTTGATAAGGTGATGTAGGCGGATTTGCGATTGTATCTCATGGGATGCCCCTATGCTTATTAAAGGGGCCAGCCGTGGCCAGCCCCTCGATAAACTTAGGTTGCGGCGGTGCCTGCGTCGATTGACGCAACGCCCATTACCGCGCCCATGCGCTTGATGGCAGCCACACTGACAGCGGCGTCTGTGCCGGTTGTGCCTGTGGCTGTCATGCGGACATAACGCTTGCCGCCGCGATAGCCGATGGAGCCAATCAGCTTGTTGTCGTCGGTGTCTGCCGTAACAGTCAGCGCCGATTCCAGCCCGATCAGATCACTATCAGAAACCGCAGTTGCATCAGCCGACGCCGTACTGTCGCTTTCTTCCATTTGGAAAGCAAACCCACCAGCCGCGCCTGCATCGGTCACAACGCCAGTGGCGACTGTAAACGTGACAGCCTCCCAGCCCTGCATGTCGATCCATGGGCCGGATGCCTTTGCGGTGCCGGACAGAACAGCGCCCAGAGCAAGCCCATATTCCGCGTCGTTGCGTGTATCAAACTGTGCCATTATGCAGCTACCTTTCCGATGCTGATCGCATCAAAGGAGGTCACATCGCCGCCCACACGTTGGGTTGTGTAGTAGGTGATGAAACCCTTGTTCGTGAATGGATCGCGCAGAACCTGCACCCCTACACGGTCGAGGATCGTATAGGCCGTCCCGAAGTCGGCATAGACGATTGCCAGAGCATTGGCACCGACTGCTGGCATGTCATCCATGAACACAACCGACTTGCCCAGAAGCTGCATGGTGGCCTGCCCATCACGCAACAGAACCGGGCTAAAGAAGTAATTGTCAGCCCCTTTCAGCTTCAACGCCTGGCCAAAGGTTGCGCGCTTCATCCCGAATACGGCGGCGGGCTGATACGCTTCCTTGAGCGAGTTTTGCAGGGCAATTAGGCCATCAGCATTCAGCGCAGCAGCTGAACCCATGTTGACTTGGTTGATTGCGCCGCGCTCGTAGGTGCCGGAGGTTGCCTGTGCCGGGTAGGTCAGGAACCCACGGGGCTGGCCTACACCAGTGCCGACAAGAAAGGCGGTATTCTGCGTGCGTGCAAACTTGTCCGCGACCTTGCCAGACAGCCATGCCTCGATGTTGAGGTAGCTGTCTTCCAGCATCTCGGTCGTGATGCGCGGATCGGCTTCGATCTTGTGCGCGGTCAGAACCTTCTGGCCCAATTCCGGCGTGTCAGTTGCACCACCGGATGCACCCTCACCAGCCCAACGCGCAGCGGCTTCCTGATCGTCAATCAGAATGTCGATGCTCTTGGCACCAGTCCGCTCAACATTGGCAACGGCGCGCAGGGGCGACGTTTCAAATATGCGCGTGATGATGTTGTTCGACAGTTCGGGCCGGACCAGATAACCGCCGTCAGGGTTCACGTCAGTTGACATGGCCTTGATTTCGATGCCGTCGGACGAAACCTTGAACCCGGCAGGCATTTGGCCAGTGCGCATATACGACTGGAACGCTTCGCCGTGCTTGGTTTCAATTTCGGTGTCGCGGTCGCTTTTACCGTCAGAACCGGGGCGCTGTAAAGCTGCCTCAATCTTGGCTTGCTTGGCCTGCATCTCAGCCATTCCGGCGGTAATGCTTTCAACCATTTTGTTGTGCTTTTCTTCGGTGACAACATCAACGGGCTTATTTGCTTTCAAGCCGTCGATCTCTCCGCGAAGTTCAACAAGGACGGGATTGATTTTTTCAACCAGCCCTTTGATTTCTGCAAAGTCAGACATTTAATGTCCCTTTCGTTTGCGTGATTGATTTCAAAAGTGCTTTGAGGTCATCAACGTCCCGCTGATTAACTTCTGGACTGGCACCGTCTGCGTCTCGCAGAACTTCGTCCCGGCCCTTCCATGCGCCACCCGCCATGACCTTAGCCATACGATTTGAGTAGCCCATATCCTTAAACGTGCGCTCAATATCGCGCTCCGTCATGTTCTCTGATTTCATGCCGGTGATGCTGGCTAGTTCGTTCATTGGGAACGTAACAACCGACACCTCAAACAGGTCCAGCTTGGTCAACTTGCGCTGGCCCGTTTCCTCGTCCATGGAGTATTCTTTGGTGCGGAAGCCAATCGACAAGCCCTCAATCGCGCCCATCTTAATGAGTTCTGCAACCTCAGCACCTTTGCCAAACTTCTTGCTGATCCGGCCTTGCATCTTTAGGCCGTAGCTATCCTCCGACATGCTGTCAAAAACGCCGATCACTTGCGCAGTGTCGTGCTGGTATAGCATCTTGACCTTGCGACCGCTGGCGATGCTGTCAAGGAACGCGCCCTGCATGACCATATCGCCGCCCATGTCCTCATTACCGAACACGCTGCCATAGCCTGAAATTGTGAGAAAGTCCTCGTCTTCAACGCCCGCCTTGATTTGCAACGGGGCTAGCTTGACCTCAAGGGTAGCAGCGCTGTCTTTGCTTTCGAGGTATGCGGTGGCGTCCGACATGCAAGGTAGCTCCATCAAAGGGAATAGGATGTCTCACGACAGCCGTTTGCAAAGTTCTAGCACAGTTCTGCAAAGTTGCAAACCCTATGATGTGTGGGGTTAGAAATCAGGATCAGCCACGCGGTGAATGACAGCACATCGGCAGTTAATGGTGTTCCACGCGCGGCCCGATGAATCGCCAGGATACATCAACGGCTCGCCGCCAACGATAAACGGTTCATCCATCGCCTTTGTCTGCCC